CAATACACAAACACAAGGTTCGGGGGTTGGAGTAGGACTTAAACCAGGGGTTGCGGTCATAGTCGGGGTCGGTGTAGGTGTAGGTGTTGTATTACAAGGAGCGCCTTGTAGAATATCAATATCAACCTCACTGATTATTGAACCATCACAAGCACAAGAAACTAAATATGTTTGACTTGGAGACATTCCAATAGTTCTAATAACACCAGTTCCGCATTCTTGATAAGAGAAAGTTGCCGCTCCTAAAGTCAAATTACTAACATAGTAAGTATGACAAGAAACACACTGCGGGGTTGAACTCGGGGTAGGTGTTGGAGTAGGGGTTGCGGGTATTGGTGATGTTGTGCCCGTGAACTTACCGAATAATTGAACCGTATATTGTGCCGTATCTACTGGCATATTATTTTTTAAGTTCATCGGACCAGCACCAACGTATAAAGTATTCCAATCCGTATTACCAGTTGTTACCAAATTGTAATAAGATGGATAAACTGCGGAGCAATCCTCTAATGGACCACCTCCGTTTTGTAATATGTTTTGATAGTGCTGTGTGTCTAAAAGTGTTCCATTATCATCATAAAACTTATATTCAACATAATAAGGTTCGCTTAACATTGAACCACTATTTAAGTAATAATTTGTAAAACCAAGAGTATAAAAATCTTCATCCCTCACATCTCTTATTCTTGGACTATTGGTTAGAAATAAACCAGAGGTGGTAGGGTCAGTTCCTATTGGTGTCCCCGATAATACAAACGGGTCAATATTGAAATCTTGTTGGGTTGCTCTACCATTCACACCCATCGTTGAATAAAAAGTTTTATACAAATTGCTTGGAACACCAGGCTCACCGATAGTAGAACCAGAGCCAGTAAATCCAGTTATCGCTCCATTCGCACTATCAGCATATTCATATCCAAAATATACTTGGTAATTTATTACTTCATTTTCATAGGGTCTTGAAAAAGGAAAAGTTTGGTGTGTGTATATTGGTGTTGTATCGTAATTGCTAATTGGGATATTGGTTGTATAAGTTTTTAATATCCTTGATAAATCAATAACACCTAAACCATAAGGGTTTGGTGTGGATTTACCAGCGAATATTGTATTACCATCAACTTGAATATTATATGTATATCTAAACTTAAAGTTATTGGTTGTATCCGCACTTATTGTAAAAAATAACCCATCACTATAAACGGGTTGAAAATCTTCTGGTGTGTCTAATATTTGTATGCTCATTTCTTATTGTTGGTTTTTTTACCAGTTATAAACTCTTCTATTTGATTTAAGAACCATTCACTTATCCCTTCTCCCATAGTTTCAGCAATTTCTGCGTATGTGTTGGCAACCGCTTCATCAAAAAAGTATGTTCCTTTATATCCAAGTTCCCCTATGCTTCTTCTTATCAAAAATAATAAACTTTTTCTTTTTACCAACTTTCCACTTCTATCTCTTACAATTTCTTTGAAACCTTGTTTGGTAATAAGCCATCTGTCTATTGGTCTTGCTGGTGGGTATCTACCAGGCATCCTTCCGTAATTTACATAATACCAATAAGGAGCCATAAATACATCTAATTCAATAGTATTTTTCTCTAAATCACCACTCCATTTGACTTTAACACTATTGTATAATTCTTTGGAAGCAATTGGAGCGGAAACCCCTCTTTTTGGTTCTCCATAATAACCTCTGGATTGGCGTGGTTTTTTTAACTCCAACTTTATATTCGCTTGGAGTAATTCAGCCACCTTATTTAATTGCTCTTTTAACATTTATTATGGTTGGGTTGGAGTGGGTGTGGGGGTCGGTGTAGATGTCGGGGTTTGTGTTGGATAAGGGTCACAAGCATTTATGTCCTCAAATACGATTATATCCGCATTTAATACAACACCTCCAACGTGGTCGTTAAATCGCTCAAAGAAACTTTGTGCGTTTGCTGGTAATAATACATCAATTTTATCATCCAAAAATCCTCTTTTAATTTGGGATAAAAATCTTCTTGCTTCTAAAGACATATCACTAACCACATCTGTCTCATTTGATAAATCAGTATTTACCATATCTGCGAATATCAATTGAAGGGAATAAGTAGTTGTGTTTTCATCATATGCTATGTTTATTGGTGTAACAAACAAAAATGGATAAGTAACCGTAGTCCCACTATCATTTAAGAAATATACCACATCACCAGTTCCAAAGTTATTTAATCTTGGAGATTGTTGCTGGGTTTGTTTTAGAAATTCAATTATCTTATGATAATCAACATAATGCTCCATTATCTAATATTGTTTAATATTTTATTATTTTCGTTTTTAATTTTTTTCATTTCTTCATTATGTTTGATAATTCTATCCTTCAATAACGAAGCAATTGACAAACATAAATATAAGTTTTGATTTTCCACTTCCGCCATTTTTGTAACGTCTTCTTTCGCTAATTGAAAGGTTAGTTCAAAATAAAATCTTGCGGTAGCATTTTTTGTATCCACTTTGGGAGTATCTTCCATCCCGTCAGTTTCAACTCCATCATCCTTTTCTTCTGGCTCAAAGAAGTTCCTATACTGGTGATGTATTCGTTTGCGATGTCCAAAAAAAAACGGCTCGCTCCAAACCATAATACTATTGGTAAATCTAAAAACAATTCTGCTCTTGGAGCAATACCTTCACTCCTATAAGGTTCTATTTCATATTTGGTTCCATCTTTAGATTTAGATATTATCGGTCTGTATAATATCGCCATAATTTTATGTAGGTTTTCGTTTATAGTTTCTGTATTACTATAAACCTCCAAATCAACCCAAGCCCCCCAAGCCATACCTCCAAAGTCCTTTTCCAATCCATATTCAATTCCATTATGAGTAAAGGTTAGAACTAATGGACTATCTTGCGGAATATCAAGTTTGGATAATATAAAATTATTCACTAATTTCATAGTTTCCTTCTTTTGATTTTTTAATTCATCTTTTGATAATCCCGTAAATATACTTATCAATTCAATTGGATTTTCCAAGCAAGTTGGATTACTTTGTATTTTTTGGTATAACTCTATTGTTACTACCTCTGGTGTTTTTATTACCTTATTACCTTTTACTAATTCTATCATACTATCGTTATTTTTCCGCTGCGTTTATTTAATTCACTTTCCAATACATATCTTACCGCATCTATTGAGTGATTATAGTTGTCTTCTGGTGTATCTAATAATACACCATTTTTATCTTGTTTCCACTTATAGGAACCAAACTCATATAAAATATTATTACTATCTTGGGTAATGAATATCTTATGTCTCCTCATTAAATCTATTCCGTGTAGAATGGATTTTTTATTTACTGGTTTGGCATTAAATCTTGCTCGTCTCAATTCTTCTATGTTTTGAGGGGAAGCACTATCACACCATATAGTATCAGTTCTATCAATACCAAATTGTTCTAATTTATGTATCACATCCACCATAGTTAAAGTCCTTGAAAATAATAATTCTTTTAGGTATATTGTATCCCCGTCAATATAAACCTCTATCAAAGTTGTCGGGTCATTATATCCAAAGTCCATCCCCCTTCCAAGTAATCTAACTCCATCTGGTATTTTTTCAATCATTGAGAACTTATTAAACACCAAAGTTGTTGGAATACCTTTTTCTCCTAAAGAATAAATCCTATACAAGTTTTCATCTTTATCTTTGAGACTTTCCAATTCTTTAACAATATTTTTATCCACAAATGGATTGTCCCTCCAAGTTGTCTTGAAATAAAAACAATCGTCCCTTTCCTCCAAGTCATAAACCCAACAAGATAATTCACTCGGGTTTAAGTCCAGTATAACCTTTCCAGTTGTTCTAAAAATAAGTTGGTTCCAATCCTCTTTTGATAATTCGTTTGCCTCATTACAATACAAATAATCTCTTTTTGACCCACGTAATTTTTGTGGCTCATCCACACTAAACCAATTTATGGTATTGGTTCCAAGTTGGTAATACCCTTCTTGTTTATGAAAGTTATTTGGGTCATAAAGGTCAAACTTTTCTAATACTTCAACCAAATCTTTCAATACAGAGTTTTTTAATGATGGTAAGGTTTTTCTAACTATGGATAAAGTTTTTCCTTGTTCTTGTAACAATTTAATAATCCAATAAATAAGGATATTGTAAGTTTTACCAGAACGAGAACCCCCTTGTGCTACAACAATTCTCTTATCCAAGTCATCACTTTCTAATAATTTTTCTAAAACTATTGTAGATTGAACCTTCATTAGTATCCTCTTTTCTTACCTTGTGATTTCAAGTAAAATTGGATTGCGGATAAATCACCTTCATTTATTAGTTTTAATAATTGATGCTCAACATAATCAACCGATTTTTCTCTAACCCTATTATACTCTCTCTTGAAATCTAATTGGTTTAGCCAAACATCAAAAGTTTCTCTATCCGTATTGGTTTTATCACAAGCAATACTGACTATACCCAAATTGCTTTCCAATGTCTCCAAAAACTCTTTTTGTTTATCAGTCATTTTTGATAAAGTTTAAGAACTCATTTCTTGCGTTTAAGTCATCCTTGAATACTCCAAGTAATTTACTGGTGGTAGTGTAAGTATCGTGCTTTTTAACCCCCCTCATACTCATACAAAGATGCTGTGCGGATAATACCACCGCAACCCCTTTCGCATCCAATTCCTCCATCAACCTTTCTGCCACTTGTGATGTAATCCTTTCTTGGTTTTGGAAATTGTGTGCGTATAAATCAACACATCTTGCCAATTTGGATAAACCAACAATTTTATTATTTGGTATGTAAGCAACGTGTGCTATACCAAAAAATGGTGCCAAGTGATGCTCACATAAACTATAAAATGGAATATTGGTTTGAACTATCATTTGGTCCATACCTTCACTATCAAAGGTGGTGAACTTGAAATCTGGTTTGTGTAAAAACTCTTTTAAGAACTTGATATACCTTCTTGGTGTATCTTTTAATCCTTCCCTATTTGGATTATCAAAGTATTGTAATATTCTCCTTACATTATCCTCTATTTCTTTTTCCCCTTCTATTTCCCAGGGAAATTGTAGCCAACCTTCATTAAATATAGTTTTATCGTATAAAGCCATAAAAGGTTTATTGGGATACATTTTTTGATATTTGTCTCTCGTCTTTCCACTATCAATCAAATCATCAACGATTATATCCGCCTCCTCTGGAGTATCAACTGGATTTAACATCGCAGCGATATACTGCCCTCCTCTTGGAACACCAAAGTATTTTTTGGTTCTATCCCAATCACTAACAATATCTAATATCTCATTCCAAGATATTAAACGCCCGTTTTTTTGTTCCATATTTCTATATGTAATCTATTAGTCATTTTTAGGTAATGTTGCTTACAGATGTCCGCAACTACTGGTTTAGATATATCTAATAATTCTTGATTTTCCCCCGCTGGCATAAGCCAGATTTTATTCTTATCCAAAAAAGGTATAAAGTCCTCACTCAACTCTTGAAAGTCTCTTAAATCACTTATTACAAACTTGAATTGGGTATTCAATTTATTTAATTCTTGTAATACTTCCAATTTATATCTTATAGTTTTTTCATTTCCGCTATTGGTTAGTTTCGGGGAACAATTCCACTGACTTACAACTCTTTTCATATCCTCACTTGGTAATACCGTTCCGTTTGTTTCAATTTCCAAATAAGGTGTAAGGTTGTAGTGTGCTAATAAAAAGTCCATAAAAGCCACTATTCTATCTTGGTTCATCATAGGTTCTCCACCAGTAATGATAAGGTTCGCTCCATTTTTTAATGCTTCCAAACTTTCAATATCTAAACAATCCTCAAATGGTTTCATTTTTCCATTCATCCACACCTCAATTGTATCACATCTCCAAGTTGCCCCGTTATGTAATTCTTTATCAAACTGGGTTCCTTGCCCCCCACACATTAGATTACATCCAGCCAATCTAACAAATACTGCTGGATAACCAGTAGTCATTCCTTCACCTTGAAGGGAATAAAAACTTTCCGCTATTGGTAATTTATCTTGGTTCATAACTTACTTTTGACGATTTAGTTTCTGCGATAGTAATTTTGGTTATAGGTAATCCACCAGTTTTAATTTCGTTGAATAACCATATACACATATTTTCCACCGATGTCTCAAATGGTAATTTAATAAAAGGTTCGTTAGCAAACCCTAACAAACTAACCAATTCATCATCATCCTTTAATAACAAATAGTGGTCGTATTTTTTTATGATAGGTTCCGCCACTTTATCTAAATCACTAAATAACATAGCGACCCCACTTTTTTCATTTATTGTTGGAAATGTGAATTCACATTCAACATCGTAAGTATGTCCGTGAATACGTCCGCACTTTTCATCAGCATTTTTATTTCTATGCGCTGCGTAGAAATGATATTTTCTTTCTATTTTCATATAAACCAAGTGTTAAATATTTCTTTATTCGTATATTCGTTTTTCAATATTGGTGGAGGGATATTTCCTTCCATAGCCAATTCAACCTTATTTACACACTCCTCAAAAGTGTCGTAAAGGTATTGTTTATCAAATTGTTCTGGATAAACCAATCTATTTGGTAATATTGGAATACACCCCAACTTTACTGCCTCTTGTATTCCATATCCAAAGTTTTCTTGTAATGCGAAACTAACCACACATTTACTCATTGATAATAACTGGTAATAATCTTTTTTTGATAGATTACTTTTTTGGGTATTCACATAATGGTATTGCGGTAATTTTTCTTTTAATAACTCAAAAAGGTATGGTTGTTTTTCATCAACATTTCGTCCGTTGAATATTATTGTGGGTAAATGGTTCCATTTTCTGTGTTCATTTAAGTTGGTTTCATCCAAAGGTAATCCAGTTACAATAATCTTATTTGGGTCAATAACCCTTTTCTTACATAAGTCATCTTTAATAAATTGACTGCCAACATATATGGTTTCACAAATATCAAATATCACATTTTCAATCCCCGCATAATATCTTTCCATCTGCCTTACAAAGTCAGTATCAGTAAAACTACCAGCGTGTAAAACACCTTTAACCTTTATATCATATTCACCAAAAAAGTTTAGATAAGGAATTGCTAATACCCCGATATTCCAAATATCGGTAATAAATAAAGTTGAACCTTTTGGTATATCACCATTTCTCAATAAAGTAATCAACTGGTTAAATTGATTAAATTGTCTGTATATGGTATTATCCGCATCCAAGAAACTACCATTTTTAATTTCATCATCGGTAATAACATTTGGTTCCAATCTAACATATTCAATATTATTTTCATTTAGATAGTTCATAATATCCCTATCCAAGTGTTTTGTATATCGGCTTTCAATACCTTCTATTGGTGCGTATATCAACATATTTGTTTCCTTTCTACTATTGCTCCATTTTCGTTATCTTCCAATACCTTTACATAACAGCAATCAAACGCTTCCAATAATCCATCAGCAATCATTTCACAACTCTTTCCTCCAAATTGGACTGGTTCTGGTCCAAACCAATTTTTTATTTCCCTTTTAAGTTTAATAATTTCAATATCTCTATCCAAATGCGAAACCTCTTTGTGTATTTCAATATAAAAAATATGTCTATGTTCGTTTTTAAGAAACATAACCTCCTCTATATTACAACCTTCCCAAAAGTGTATTCCCTCAATTGCCAGATTTAATACGATTTTTGTATCCTTCATAAGTTAAAGTCCCCGCTTGTAATTCATCGTTTATGTATAACATTTGTTGAAGTTGTGAGTCATTACCAATTGAAAGGAATAAATCCAATCCTTGTCTTTTGGCAACCTTTTGATATTCAAACCAAGCAATAACACTCATCAATATTTCCAAGTTTATACCTCCTCTATGTGTATCCAAATTAGAAAAAACTTTTGGAGTTACTTTTAATTTTTCAAGCAATTCTATAACTTTTTCTGGTATTGCTTTCTTTTTGGTTAGAATATCTTTATATGGGATATTTTTCAACCCATTATCAAACCAACTAATCGCTCCAAACATCATACTACTTTGAGCCCAACTTGAACTATCCACACTCTTTAATGGTAATTGAAACATTTTTGGATAGGTAACATATCCCAATCCGTGTATCCAAGCATTCGTTTCATTATACACATCTTGAAATCTTTTAATAAGCCAGTCTCCTTTTGTGGTAACCCCACCAGCAACACAAATGTGTCTATTATTTTCAACCGCATTTTTGAGATAAGACATATCATTATCAAACATTGTAAGAACAAACATTGGATTTAACCCCCTTCTCAACATTTCCTCATAATTTTCTTTTGATTGTTTTTCATCAGCAATTTTATCCAACATAACATATTTTTCACAATCATTACCATATATGGATAAAAAATTACAATACTGGTCAAGTGTAATATGTTTATATGACGTTTTGTTTGCGGCGTTGAATAAAGTAAATGCCCCACTATCAATCATAAGGTTTATATCCCCTTGTTTGTGTGCGTTGAATATATTTTTGGTAAATCCACCAGACCCACCCAACCAAGCATAACTAACAAGAATATTGAAAAAGGTATTATTTGATTTCACAGCCAGAATAGTTTTCTGATAACCAACTATTGATTGCGTTTTTAACCTCTTCCCTTTCTGGTATAAATGCTTCCGCTAATATAATGGTTAGTTTATTGTCTCTATTCTCTTGTGGGAAGGCTTGTTGTTCCTCAATAAAATCTAATTGGTTCCAATCGTGTTTAATTGTATCCATACCCCAATCTTCCAATAAATCAATATTCCAATCTTGGTGTAATACATCCCAATTCCACTCACCATATCCAATATTATCTTTAATAATAAACTCCTTCTTTTGTTCCTCTGTAAGTTCATCAACCTTTACACAAGGGATAGTTTCCAATCCCGCTTCAATACACGCTCTTAAACGCATATTACCCCCCAATACCATAAGGTTTTCATCCACAACCAACGGACGCAATTCCAACATTTGAGGGAACTCTTTAATGCTCTTTACCAGTTGATTAAACTTTTTATCCGTAATGGTTCTTGGATTATCTGGATTTGGTAAAATGTTTTGTGATTTAAGATATATCATTTCCATCATCTAACTTTGTTCTAATAATTTCTATTTGGATTGGATTATTGGTAATTTCTTTTCCTTTTGTGGTAATATCAACTTGGCTATTATCACTCCAGTTTTTACCAAACTTATTTCTCATAATCAAACTCCACAATCTTGAATTAAATCCATTACCCCCACTTTCCTCCATACTTTTATGAGCCATATTATACCAATACTGCTCGCATAATTTATGATATTCTTGGACGGCTTCGGAATATTTTACGTTCCTTTTCAACAATGCGTGATGTCCATCCCAACTAATACCAAGTGTAATAAGGAAATCTGTAATATGTTTTCCTTCCCTACCACTTTCAATAATAATGTCCTTCCAACCTTCGGGAATAGTCGTTTCCAATCTTGGTCTTCCAACTTTTTTGTCTTCCATATAATTTATCTTTTGTATTTTACATCGTATAACTCAATACCAGTTTTTATTTGTTGGATTGCTTCCTCAATTGAAGGAACCCCATTACTTGCTGGATATAAGTTTTGATAAGTTTGTATTATCATTATTTTATCTAAATCGGTATATTCTGTTCTACCTTGTATGGTTTCTTGATATACCTTTTTGGCTTCGGTGATATAATCTACATTTCGTAAATTATTCATCGGTTTATTTTTTTTACAATTACAACCTCGTGTCATAGTTCATATTCCTTTTCTTTCAATATAGTTTTGATAACCTCCAATAATTCGTAATGCTCCTTTTCGTATGCTTGGTCTTTCAAGTGTCTCAAATAAGTTACTATCACTATTGAAGGATTTAACCTAAAAAGATACTCCGACTTATATTTGGCAAACAATAAAAAGATTAAACTTTTTCTCATTAGATATTTGTGATGCTCGCAATAATCAAAGTAACCCATATCTAATAAATATCTCCTTATTCTAAAATATAATAAAAAATTATCAAATAAACAAAAAAATAATAAAAAAACCCCGTAATTTCTTACGGGGTGGAAATATATGGATATATTTTATTTTTTAGAATCCAGATGAGAGTGTTGTAAGTGTTTGGATATGACGATAAGAAAACCCTGGATTCTGTTTAATAAATATAATAATACTTTATCTAATTGTAAAATAATTGAATATATTATTTTATATTTTACCAGAGCAAATTGCTTCTAGTTCTTACGCTTCCAGAGCAATTGCTTAATTCCTTGATTAGGAAGGGTTCGTTCTAGTCCTACTTGGATTAGTAGGTTAGAACCCTACACCTTGATTGAGGCGAGATATTATTCAGTAAAGGGAATAATACTTGATGGCAACTTATTGAGAACCTTTACATCCCTAACACACCCTTCCATCTTTGTTCTGGGTTATCTACTTTGTGTGTCCCCCTGGTAGTAGATTTTTAATATAGGCGCCAGACGTTCAATCGTTT